AATATTAGTGCGCGCCTTCTTTTCCTGCTGGGCCGGCCCGGTCCGGCCCATTTACAACCACTATAAGACAAGGGAGCGGCGGATTTCGAAGGCGCACAGGTATACTATAGAGTTTGGAGCTCCCAGTCTGCCATCCCTCAGCCTCATCCTCCGTCGTCGGCTATGGCCTCCTCCTCATCCAACCGTCAGTTCTCACACAGGAACGCTAACACGTTCCTAACCTATCCAAAGTGTCCAGAAAATCCTGAAATCGCCTGCCAGATGATCTGGGAGCTCGTTGTTCGTTGGATTCCCAAATATATTCTATGTGCCCGAGAGGCACATAAAGATGGAAGTTTGCATTTACATGCATTGCTTCAGACAGAGAAGCCGGTAAGGATATCTGACTCAAGGTTCTTTGATATAAATGGGTTTCACCCAAATATTCAGAGTGCCAAGTCAGTAAACAGGGTGAGGGATTACATTCTCAAGGAACCTCTGGCTGTGTTTGAGAGAGGTACTTTCATTCCTAGGAAGTCCCCCTTCCTAGGAAAATCTGATTCAGAGGTAAAGGAAAAAAAGCCTTCTAAAGATGAAATAATGCGAGACATTATTTCACACGCTACTTCCAAAGAAGAGTACCTCTCCATGATCCAGAAAGAGCTTCCCTTTGATTGGTCCACAAAATTGCAGTATTTTGAATACTCTGCAAATAAGCTTTTTCCTGAGATTCAGGAAGAGTTCACCAATCCTCATCCACCCTCCTCACCTGATTTACTTTGTAATGAGTCAATCAATGATTGGCTCCAGCCTAACATCTTCCAGGTTAGTCCCGAAGCATACATGCTCCTTCAACCTACCTGTTATACCCTCGAGGATGCAATTTCTGACCTCCAATGGATGGATTCTGTATCCAGTCATCAGATGAAAGATCAAGAAAGCAGAGCCTCTACATCGTCGGGCCAACAAGAACCGGAAAATCTACTTGGGCCAGAAGCCTAGGGGTTCATAATTACTGGCAAAATAATGTTGATTGGTCTTCATACAACGAAGACGCAATCTACAACATCGTAGATGATATTCCGTTTAAATTCTGTCCTTGTTGGAAACAGTTAGTTGGCTGTCAGAGGGATTTCATTGTAAACCCCAAGTATGGTAAGAAGAAGAAGGTGCAGAAGAAGTCTAAGCCTACAATAATACTCGCCAACTCGGATGAAGATTGGATGAAGGAAATGACTCCAGGGCAGCTGGAGTATTTCGAGGCAAATTGCGTCATTTACATTATGTCGCCGGGGGAGAAGTGGTATTCTCCCCCTGAGCTGCCTCCTACGGAGGCAGTACATTCAGATAGATCTTGATTTTTCGATGTTCTGCCCGCCGAGCACCACCCTTAGCCGCCCGCCTACTACCCCCCTGTATTGATTGCGTGTGTTTTTTCGTGCCATCGCACGACATATTAATGTAAGCTTTCAGCATTCATCAGATATAATAAAACGGGAGTTTTTATTCATTACTGGTTGCCAACACTCTTAAAGTACAGACGGGTCTGCCCATGGGCAGTAAATGTAAGACCATTGCCGGGGGCAATGACCATGTACAACGCTCCTCTCTGGATGGCACCAACTCCTCCGTCCGTTACATTCTTCCACTGCGTTCTCACTCCCAACCCGCTCGTGAACTTGTGGAAGTAGATGTTGCGCTTGCAAGGCTTCCAACTTGCATTCGAGGGAGGAATGTCCGAACCAATCCGCCCGTCGGTCTCCATGTTGAACAACCATCGCCGTTTCACCACGAAGCGATGACACAGCTCCCGGCTCACCTTCCATGTGGCCGGCCACGCTTTTAGCGTGTCAGGGTAGGCAAATATAGTTTGCGGGGTCGGAGCTTGTCCGCCGGGAGTGGTGTCATACACCAGCCACATTACCACGGTTCCGGTGTTGGAGTAGCGGCAGGCTGCCGCGTCGGCAACGAAGTGGTAGTCGATGGCGATCTTGTACGTGAGAGTCTCGCTGGTGTGGCGGTTGCCCTCGTCAGATCCTCGGGCATAGGTGTTGATGAGGTCACATACTCCTCCGGATGGGACAGTTATCATGGTGGTCCCAGCATGCTGGAGTGTCTGGATTTGGAGGGAATGCCTATCGGCCTTGCTTCCAGCCCTCTTCAGCCCAGCTGACGAGGGCTTCTTCTTAGTCACCCGCTTACTCCAATTCGAATCATCTCCCCGCTTCCTCTTGGACGTGGACATGGCTGAATGCTTATCCCGTGCCTGGAACAAATGGCCCGGGATTGCCCTGACTTGGTGGTGCTGGTAGATTAGGGATAGGGTTGCTCCTATCCACAGCTTGTCCTCCAAATATCAGCTCCTCCGTGGATCTGCCTTGTCGAGCCTTCAGAACTAAGATAAGGTCTCTCAGCACCCAAAGGTAAAGCAGGTAAAAGCAAATCAGTGCAACAAAGCTCAAAATAGCTACCTCGCCTACGCGACTCCACGGCACTCCTGCGGATGCCGGAGCTGCTGTGGGTACCCGCGGCTGATAATACAGGGCGTTCTGTGGATCCATGAATGAATCGCACTTGTTAGGCAATTTATAGTGCCCGGGACCGGTTTCTTTAGATTGGGCTGCTTTAGATAAATCAGACAAAGCAGGACCAGGCTTTACATCAAATCGCTCGGGCCCTACCGGGCCCTCGCAGGAAAAGAAGGCGCGGT